GCTTTTTTATTATTTGACTAACACCATTTTGGGCGGCGGGTTCTCCTCTACCATGCGGCGCAAATCCGATTTACCATAATCGGCCAAATCAGGGGCGCAAAATATATGTTTCTTAGTATCAAATTCCCTTGATTTAAGCCGGCCACGATCAACCCAACCCGCTTCTTTAAGGGCGTGTAGTAATGCGGCCTGTGGCACTTTCACGCCGCTAGGTGCAGCCCCCGCCAAGCGATCACAAAGCGCATGAAAGGGTGAGCCTATGACGCCGCGCGCAAAGTCCCCCACGCGGTTTCTAAGCATCTCCACAAGGTACGATTCAGCCATAGACATTCCATGTTCTACTAGGTTCGCTTTAAACTCAGTCCACATCGGCGGCGCGCTAGGGTTAAATTGCGAAACATCTCTATCACGCAAAAAGCGAGCGATCATACCAAAGCCGCCGCTTCTATACCAATCCCATATTGCAGACGCTTTTTTCGATTCCATCCGAGGCGCGGTAGACCAAACACAGAACCAACGCCGATCTTGACTAGCAAGCGAAATAGGTACAGGGTCATTACTAAACGCCAATACAAACAAACGATTAGCCATATAGTACGGATGCAAGCCCTTACGGTTAATTGGCAACATCTCAGGCGGCGCTGCAATGATGGGTTTTAATTGGTTAGCAAGCTGGCGACGCGTTGCGGCATCAGGCTCTTTTAACTCGTTAATAATTAAAATTTCGGATTCTAATTGATAACCCCATTGGCTATTAACAGAATTGTTATCCATAATGCCGCGATTCTTGAGGTGATCGCCGCAAACCGCCCAAATAAACGGCGCCCAAAATGTATCCTTACCACTACCTTCATCCCCTGCGTGTAGGATTGCATGGTTGACCTTGATCTCAGGGTGTTGCACTTTAAACGCCATTACATCAAGAATGTGATCTAGCTCTGCTTGCTCAGGCACTAACTCTTGGCAATGATCCATCCATATAGAAATGTCACCGTCACGCAAATTCTGAACATCTGGCCGCGCATCGCGCCACCGGTTACCAAACAGGTCGCCGTCACGGGTGACAATCACATCCTCGCCCGCCGCGTAAGTAACGCCGACCAGCGCCTTGGCGCCCATTGCTTGCCTGTTCTCATCAAAGCAAATTGATGCCTCGACCTTACGGGCGGTGTGAATGGACTTGCAAGGAATATGACGGAACAGGGCGTTGAACGTCTGACGGCCAACCTCACGCCTGTCTTGCATATCAAAATAAGACTCGTCGTCCTGAATGTACGCAAAGCGGTTGTACCAATCAGCCTTCTCAATCCGTCCGAGTTCTTTGCGCTCAACCTCAGCGATCAGTTCGGCTGCGGTGTCGCGGTAGATTTCATTTGGGGTGATCTTGGACAAAGCGGCGCTCATCTTTTCTGCGATCAGCTCATCACGCAAACCGTGATCTACTTCGGGGCCACCATTGTCAGCTACCCAATCAAGGAACATCTGCGAGCTAAAGTCGACGCAATGCCCATGCAGGCAGCAGTAACTACGATCTAAGGGTTTGTACCTACCTTCAATGTTGCCATCGGTATGCTCGGCGTTATTGGGGCAAACGACACCCATCCAGCCCTCACTATTAACGCCAGACATGATTAGTCCCTGATCGTTAAGCCACGTCATAACCGTGTCTTTGCCCGTGTCAGCAAGGCGAATGGGATTGTTTTGGGCGGTATCAGTAGGATCAGGCACTACGTCAAGAGCAGTGCAAATGTCAGCCAAGGTGTACTCAAGCTCAGGTTTAAACTGTATCAACTTGGATACAAAGTTACCGCGCCCAGGTTTGAGATTGACTGAGCCAGGCAGACGGAAATTGCGAACGGCATTGGTCGCGCCTGGATCGGTGTAGCCTGCTTTGGCAATCGCTTTGATCGCTGCGGTAAAGTCGCCCTTCGATGGTTGCTCACTAAACGCGTAGCCCCACTGGTACGAACCTTCGGACGTTTCCATAATCCATGTAGGCGCAAGGGGCGGCTCTTTGGACTTGGTGCCGATGTCATCTAACATCATTACTAGGACGTACTCGCAGTTGGCGGCAGACGCCGACACCTTGCCATCGGCAAAGCGGTCAAGGATGAACGAGCCTGTGTTGCCGTAGATCGCCCAGTCGGGCTTGGTCTTGGCGGTAGGCAAAAAGGCAGGCCACGTACATTTGATCGTGCCATCGGCATGGCTCTGCATCAGCCCGTTGCCGTCTAACTGTGGCTTTTGACGCACAATTAAAGCGGTTTCGCCCTCGGGGGCTAAGTTCGTGATATATTCTAAAAAGTTCATCAAATTCCTTTCGTGAGGGATATCCCCCTAGCTCAACACTAGGGGGTTTTTTTTTATTTGCCGTACCGTTGCATTGTTGCTATTTCTACGCCCAAAGGGATGCCTTTAGCCCACTCAGGTGGGGTACACATTATGCGCTCCATTTCAAGGGCTACTGCTTCGGGTCTATCTGTTTCGACCACAATTTCATCATGGACGTGTAATACCACATCATCCAATTCACGCAAAGAATGTCTAAGTAAATCATTTGCAACCGCTTGGGTAATGTTTTCACAGGCTAAACCTTTCCATAATCTTGCTCTAGGCCATTCTTTAGCATCGGCTGCGGGTTTCCATGCTGCCTTAGCGTACGTGACACCATCGGCGTCTAACTTGGCAAACGGGTAACAAAGAACGCGCCCAGAAGGTAAAGAATACCAAAGATGCTGACCGTCGTACATATAGGTTACCCTACCCGCCGAGAACTCATGGTTTTTGTTCCGCATCGCCCTTGTATACGCCGACTCAAGGCTCTGCCAATATGGTACAGCCCACGGATTTGCCAAACGCCACCCTGCCACCATGCGCTTGGCTTGGGGTTCAGGTAGCAAGATGCCATATACCCTACCCATTGCAGCAAACGCGCCCACACCGCCTGCAAAGCCACAGGCTAACTCTTGAACTTTGCCGATTTGTCGCTGTTCACTGTCAACGTCAGCGACGGGGATATGGAAGGTTGCGGAAGCGTTAACCCGATAGACGTCCTCTCCGCGTTCAAAAAGCGATAGCTTCTGAATACCGGCGTCGGAATTGGAGAGCCAGGGGTTGACCCTTGCTTCGATTCCTGACCAGTCGGCAACGACGAGGGACTTTCCCACAGCGGGTACCAAAGCTGGCCTAAGCATCCCTTTGAGGACGTCGGTAACCCTTCGTCCAAAGGCAGGGACAATTGAGTGGCCTCTAACCATAGCTTGTCGAGTGGCGTCGGGATCCTTAGCGCATTTGCGGGTAAAGTTGTGGACTTGAGCGCCATAAGAACTTGCTCTGCCCGTGGCAGACCCACCAGCAAACACAAACGCGCCACGTACTCGGTGATCTTCTTCATCGGCTAGCTCCGTTAATCTCTTGAATTTTGCAACACTAGACGCCCATAGGTCGTCCGCACATTGAATAACATCTGCAACTTCCGCTGGTATTTCATCGGGGTTTTCTTCAGCAAGAATAAGTAGGTTAGCTCGAACTGTTTTGTCGATCGAATATTTTTTATCGCCATCTTTATAGTTTTCCATGAGTTTTTTAGCCTCGTCGCCAACACGGGCAAGTACCCATTCTTTCATGCGAGGTGAGCGCACCGATGATATTTCGCCTTGAGTTATCTCAGATACTAGGTTCTCGATCTCTGCAAGCTCGTGGCCTGCATAACGGATCGCCGATTCAGCTAATGGCTTATCTAGTAACACGCCGCGATCATTGATGCGCTCATTAACATGATAGTCCATAAGCTCATCAGTTGATAACTCTCGCATGGCTTGTGAGATGGCGCGCATTGCCCGCACGTCTTGCAGGGCGTAGTTAGCCATTTCTGCCATCAAGGTGGGATCTGTATTAAATGTACCATCTGCCTTGGGAATACACAACAAACGGATCAATTGCTTGCCCCGGTGGTCTTTCTTCATGCTACTGCTAGCAAAACGGCCAACGTCCTCAAGTGAGCCTGGCGCGCAGTTGGCACGGGCTTGCGCTGCTGTGCAGTACCACTGCTCTAGCTTGGGCGTTGGCACACCAAAGTCAGGACATAAAACGTACTCGGTAATCAGGCGGTCAAAGCCTGCGTTGTGCGCTCTAATCTGACCACCTGCAACGATTAGGTCAATCACCTGTTGCGGAAACGGTTGGTCAGGCGTCCACAAGGCTACCTCCTCATCATTGATGGCATACGCCATGCAGATAACTTCGGTGCTAGGATCTTGCGCATAGTTGTACCCGCCGCGGCTAGGTAAGTCGCAACGGCTACGGGTTTCGTAATCAAGCCAAAGTATGTTCATAAATAGGTAAGGGTGTCGATTTGGTCGCTACTGCGTGTGTGGTTGAAGGCAGAAAAAACCCACACTTGCAACATCCTCGAACGTCTGCCTAACCACCCTTATTTTTTAACTGCGACGACGACGCGTTGGCGCTGCTTCGGCTTCCGGCGCTTCAATTGCAGGCGCTTCTTTAGCTTGTACAGCATCGCCGTCCATACCAACCCATTCAATAACTTTGAATACTGGGGTATAAATACGGCCGTACGACTTATGGGTGTAATGCTCTTTGCCTAGCTCAACGACGGGTACTGGTTTGTCTTGCTCTTTGTCTACTTGAGTAGCAATCGCTACTGCCAAGGCTTGAACCGCTTTTTTACCGCCCACAGACGTAGTGGTATAGCGCGCTTCCATGCCTGTGTCAGCACCAGATATGCACTTGATTGACATACCAACCTGCGTTTCCCAACCCTTTTTAGCACTAGGAGGCGCTGCATCGAGTTCAGGCAATGGCTGGCTAACGTTGACCATCTTCTCGGCTAACACTTCACCGTCGCCCCACGCAATATAGCCGTGGACAAACGAAAAAGGATTAACAGCCCAAGTCGAGTCGTCCTCGATCTCGGTCTGATCTGCACCGAATACCCAATGGCCTGTCTTGTCCATCTTGATGATAACGGTACCAGCACCGCCAACATCGGCTTCGATGGTACGCAAGGCTGTAGCCAATGACTTAACAGAAGGAAGGTTTGCACCTGAGAAAGTTGTGATATTTGACATTATTAAAGTCCTTATTGAAGTTTAGAAAGGGCGGCGGTGAGTTGCTGCCCGATTTGTAATACCGCAGGTCTTGGGTCTGACTCCTCAACCAGCGTACTGCCACTGCTTACTGCTACTACTTGATTGGCAGGCAATTGCTTGCCGTGCTTTTTCAATACTTTTTCAGCCTGAGCTGGTGATATTACCTTACTTGTGAGTAGCTCACTCTCAGGAATACCCTCATTTAACATCGCAACCAAGGCTTGATCGTCGTCAGCCCATTGGCGCGTAGCGCGCTTGGCGACTAACTTAAAGCCTGGCACGGGTTTACCAGCGTCAAGAATCTGATGCGCTAAGGCGCGCACATCGGTAACCCACTGCTCAAGCATATCAGCCTTCTTAAGATAGTCAGCGATTTGCTCTACGTTTAATATGTCAAGCTGGGCGTGTAAGCTGCGGTCAACCAAACCGGTCATTTTGGGGCAGGTAGGTTTTGCAGCGCACCAACGGCAATGCTCGCCTGTATTTAAGGGCGCGTCAGGCGTTTGGCTCATCTTGACCGCCATCAAAAGTTCTTGCTCAAACTGCTTAATGCGCTTAGTAGTTGTAACCCAACGCTTTACACTTGGTGGCTGGACAATGATGCACTCGATTTCTTCACAATTATCGAAGACCCATTGAACTTCGGGGGTTCGCATAGCTGCGGCTGCGTAAAACATAAGCTGTTCGTTTTCTTCGGCGGCCACTGCCACTCCTGAACCAAATTTCCAATCCAAGATGACAGCGCGTTTCCCAATACGACCAAGGAGATCGGTACTACCAAAAACATCAGGCAAATAATCACCAAAACCAACGCGTGTTTCAGTCGCATACTCCATCTCCTTATTTGGGTCAATATCGTCTAATGCGCGCAAGGCAGGGTACACCTTCTCGTCTATTAGTTCTTGGGTTAATTTGATACCTTCGTATTCCATGCCGGCAAATGACTCAGGCGTTTGGTTGGTAGTCAGGATCAAGTCCATGACGTTATGTAGAAGGGTGCCTTCGTCAGCGTATTTGCTGGATGGCTTAGCGGGCATCTTGGCGCATAAGGCTACAGAGCCAGGACAACTGATAACCCGCTTGGCCGTAGAACCACCAACTACACGGGAATGTTGGACTACTTCGTTCATTTTGTTTCCTTTACTTTAGTTGACTGAGATTAAACTTTACCACAGCTTTTAAACTTGTGCTAAACTTTTTTACATGAACTCAAAAATATCCGAAAAAGAAATTGAAAAGTACTTTGTATGGGCTGTCCAAAACCTTGGCGGCGTAACGTACAAGTTCAAGTCCCCCACCCAGCGCGGCGTAGCCGACCGCATCGCTTGCTTGCCAGGCGGTGTGACTTGGTTCGTGGAACTCAAGACCGAGGGCGGTAAACTGTCGGCCTTGCAAGAGATCCATGCGCGCAACCTTAAACAACTTAATCAGAATTACGCTTGCTTGTGGTCGATTGAACACATTGACACATGGATGAAGGACAACCAATGAAGTTACGCGATTACCAAGAAAAAGCCGCTGACTTCTTGTACGAAAACAACAGGGCTATGATTCTTGCCCCTGTGGGCGCGGGAAAGACCGCCCTGACGCTTACAGCTATGCAAGATATGTTGCGCTACAAGATTGTTAAACGGTGGCTTGTACTGGCTCCTAAACGCGTCTGTACCGACGTATGGCCTGTCGAGCAACCTAAGTGGGCTACCGATATGCCCATAGCGATAGCGGTGGGTACACCTGTGCAACGCAACCAAGCCCTACATTCGGGTTTTCCCGTAGTTGTTACTAACTACGACAACATCCAATGGCTTGCTGACCAAGAGCTAGACTTTGACGGCATTGTGTTTGACGAGCTAACTAAGCTCAAGAACCCCTCTGGCAAGCGCTACAAAGCCTTGGCTAAGATCGTCGATAAGATCGACATCCGTTGGGGTTTGACTGGTTCGTTTACTAGCAACGGCCTTGAGGACGTGTTTGGGCAGTGCAAGATTGTTAAACAAGACCTGCTTGGACGGGCTAAGGGCGCGTTTATGCAGCAATACTTTGTCCTGGTCAATAAAGACTTTGGTGAGTGGGAACCGCGCGTAGGATCGCTAGCGCAGGTCATGGCTCGGATTAAGTCTGCGACCTTCTTGCTTGACGCTGGCGAGTACGCTGACAAACTGCCACCTTGCCATACGGTTGAAATGAAATGCGATCTGCTTGACCGCGCCCCATACGAAAAGATGAAGAAGGACTTTGTTATCGAGTTTAAGGACGTGGAGATCACCGCCGTTAACGCAGGCGTGGTTACAGGCAAGTTGCAACAGATGGCGTCAGGTTTTGTGTACAAGACCGAAACAACTGCTTCGGACACGCCTGGCAAGATGAACGTCAGCAACACACCTGTGTGGTTCTCTAGCCACAAGTTCGATATGCTTGACGAGCTGATCGAGGAAAATCAGCACGACAACACCATCATTGTCTATAACTACGTTGAGGAGCTAGCTGAACTTAAACGCCGTTACCCCCACGCCCAGACAATCAACGACCCCAAGGCCATCGAGCGCTGGAACGAGGGCAAGATTGAGCTATTCTTGATCCACCCTAAGTCAGCTGGGCATGGTTTGAATTTACAGCATGGCGGTAATAAAATGGTTTTTGTATCGCTGCCGTGGAGCCTTGAGCTGTACGAGCAAACGGTTGGGCGCTTGCACCGCAGCGGTCAGAAACACGACGTATGGGTTTACCTTTTATTGACCAATAAAACGATTGATTTAAGGATTTGGGACGCCCTGAAGGACAAAAGGGCAATTAGCGACATAGCATTGGAGGAACTAAAATGACATTACGTGAAGAAGCATTAAAACTAGCAGACGACATTGCAGAATATGCGCCTGACACCAACATCGAAATAATGATTCGCCGTTTGGTAGACCACATTGACTGGCTAAACGACCAAGATAAGTTTGACATGGACGGGCGGTGCTAATGGACAGGCTTATTCATTTTAAAGCTAAACTCAAAGCGGCGCAGGCAGAAGAAACGATTCGCGTCAAAGAGTACAACCAGGCCATGCGGGCGTTGTCGCGGGTAACTAAAGAAGTAATTAACTTACAGACTAAGGTAGAGCAATATGAGCGATCTAAGCTGGCGCAAGCTGAATGACATTCTTAGCCAATTAAGCGAAGAACAGGTACTAGCTATGCTAAACGCAGAGCGCACAGGCAGCCGCCGTGTGTCCATGTTACAACGCCTGCACCAGCGTTACACCATGCTACGGTGCGCTAGGGAGCGTATCGAGCTACTTAAGGAAGCCGTTAAGCCATGACCGACTTTAGTGCCTGGAGCCATGCCAACTTGGTGGCGTTTGCCGAGCAAAGCCATAAAGAAATTTTAGATTTAAAAGCCGATTTAAAAGATGCAATTAATGCGTATCGTGAACTAAACACAAAGGAAAAAGAAAATGATGAACATGGAAAAAATTAAACAACTTTGGGCATTAATAACGTACCGCCCAAAAGCAAAAGACCTTGCAGTTAAAGAGCTAGAAGATGCCAAGCGCAGCTACCTTGTCAACAAGACTAACGCCGAGTATTACACTGTACTGTGCAACTTTGAAACGCAGCGCATTAAACGGCTTGAGCAGTATCTTGAAAATCCAAATGAGTAGTTGGCTAATTATTGTGACTGGTTTAATTTATGCCTTTATTTCTATCGAACAAGGACTTAAAGGTAACATGGGGCTGGCGTGTATGTACGCTGGCTATTGTTTTGCGAATTATGGGGCTTATTTGATTGCTACCAAGTAACGTATATATAGATGTGTACAAAAGGCTACTTAATGATACTTAGATGTGCAATATCAACACAAAGGAAGCAGGGAAAATGACTATATGGGATGCAGCAAACAACTTAGAAGAATTTTCTTACAAACTGTCTAATATACGAGATGTTGTTGAACTCATTGCGGAAAGTGTCGGTGATCCGCATAGCGGTGCGCTTTGGGCAGTAAGCAGCATGATGAATGATTTACAAGAAAAAATGTATATTCAAGCCGAGATGGTAATGGAATTACATAGAGAAGAATCTAAGAAAGCAAAGAAGTGAGCTTTACGATCATGCAACACAACGGCATGAAAGTTATTCAATACTTCTTTACTATAGACGAACTCATTAAATCAATGCTAAAGAACCCTAAAGATGTTTACCACCGCAATCTATAGTTCTAGGGGATCAAGGCCAATTTCAAGGGCAACCATAAAACACCTAGTTCTAAAGGGTTTTCCATGTTGCAACCATTTATCACCCTTTTGTTTGTGAAAGCTACAATGGATCATTTCGTGGCATAAAGTACTTAACAGAGTTGAGAAGTGCGCACACCTAGCCGATGAAATGGTAATGGTATGTTCATATTCATCTGAATCGCAATACAAATAGCTGCCCATTAAATCTCGGTCGTGCAAAATCTGAAAATTAATAGCTTCAGGCAAAGGCATAGGCCATTTAGTGAACGGATATGTAACCACTAAACTTGAGTAGAGATGGCGAACGGCTTCAGGTGTAATTCTCATACTTTATTTATACAACCTCTGAATTCAAACTCACCATTTTGTTCATCCGTTACCATAATCATTTCAGGCATTAACATTCTGCCTTGGTCAAACGATAACATTACAAAACCGCTGCGCCAGTCTTTAGGGCCATCTTCCGTATATTCAAAACTAGGTGACATAGGATCAGCAAGGCATCCCGTCTGTACACCCCAATAAGTACCTTGATAGTTGGTAATCGGCTGCAAAGCTAATACGTGGGTATGCCCCGTAATAATGTTCGTATTCCCCGCTGCCAACAAATTGGCATAACCCGCCATGCGGCCACCACGATGCCGGTGCTTGATTATCGTATCTTCCCCAACCCAGTAAGACCAGCAGGTTTTCCATTCAGGGAAATGATATTTAAGACTAAAACCATCTACGCCAGAATACTCAGGCACTTTGTTTACAAGCCAAGACTCATAACGCATATCGTGATTACCGAGAGTCCATATCAGCTCACAGCCTGGCGGCTTGTGTTTTACGATTTCGTCTAAGTGGTAACGGCAGGCTTTTAATTCTTGCAATACATTGGGTTTTTGGTCGTAGTTAATGCTTGGAAAGCGGCTTAGAACTTGCCCGTCAAACGCATCACCATTGCAGATAATGACCTGCGGCTTAAACTCTTTAATCATTAATAGCAACGCTTTAAACGCTGTAGTGGTGGTATCAGTAAAGTGAGCATCCGAAAATACAATAACTCGTTTTACTTTATCAACATCAATGCCCCTGCGTACATTGTGCGCTGCTAACTCTCTTTTCTTTGGTTTTTCTTTTTTAACATCACGCAATGAGCCATGCGTAGGCAATTTGATGCCATACCTGATTTCCAAACTGGCTCGTCTGTTTAATGCACTTCTTGGATTTGTGCCAGTTGCTTTACCTACTAAAGTTGGACTTCCTAATTTATTCCAAAGCTCAATAAATTCTTTGTCTTTGTCTTTATTTGATTTAGCCATATTGAGTCATTTTTAGAGCCTTTTCTTTAACTTCTGCAACTCGACGGCTCCAACCTTTACCAAAAGTTTCAAAAGTGCGCAAGGATTGTAAGAACTCAAGACGCTCGGCGCAGTATAACTCTATGATTTTATTAGGGTCAGATGACACTTTTTTTACGGCAGCCAAAGTAGCAGGCCCAAAACCGCCATCAGCAACAACGCCGACACAACTTTGCAAAAATTTAATAGCGCGCCCTGGCCCTGAATTAACAGCAACGTCAAAAACGCAGTAGTCAAGACCATCCACAAGATCATCAGCTCGGCAAGCATCCCAATACTTCCTTTTATAGAGCGGCGCTACTAGCTCAGGGGTTAGGGCGCGCATCTGCTTTTCGTCAACCTCATGCCCTGTCCACTCCTCCCAAACCCGCTTAGTTACGCCAAGGTTAGTCATACCACCTGGGTCTTGGGGGTGGTTTACAAAGCCGCCCTCATGCGCCAACATGAGCGCCAAACAAATATTAAAATTGCCTGTCATTTTTTAAGGTTAGCCATAATGCGTGTACCAAACAAAAATCCAAAAGCAATGTTAGCGGCTTCAACCCCAATGCGTTGGATTTCAGGGGCTACTGGCAAGAACAATGTACCGATACCTACAACAATTACAAACAATGCCCCTAGATAGCGACTAGATGCCCTCAGATCAACTACCCATTGGCTAGGTGTACCGTAAGGGTTATCTAATGCAGCAAGGGCTTGTAGCTTGTTTATTTCGTTATTGTCTAGCTTTATCTGCTCATCAACAGAAATAGGCTTTACACCGCCTGTAACCATACCAATAAGGCTTTTAATTCCGTCTATACCTACTGGAACTAAAGCACCAATAATAGTTTCTAAAATCATTTTCTAAAAAATAAATCTGTTATATAACTAATAAAAGCACCAGCAACAGAAGCAACTCCCATTAAAGCCCATAGACTTCCTTTAGAACGCTCTGCCATAGCTAGTAATTTTTTGATGTCTACTTCCATGGCATCTACTTTACGCTCTAAGTTTTCTACGGAATTAACTAACTTGCCGTATTCTATTGGGTCAATATCAGCCATGATTACCTCGCAAGTTTGTTTTTAACTTCAATGTCTTCGGCTAACGCATTACGTTTAGCTTCGCGTGTTTTTGGGCCTTGAGTTTTACGAGATGTGTCAGGGCGTGACAAACTTAGCTTTTCTTCTAATGATTCAGCAAGATCCATCATACGTTGACGTTGCGCCATTGCGTTAAATTTAGCTTGTTCTGACGCGGCTCTAGCAGCAATTTGCTCAAACGCTATGGCTTGTTGACGTGCTTTTTGAATAAGAGCGTCAACTTGTTGGCGATCCATCATACGCTCGGTAATTTGTTTGTCAGACAACTTAGCGTAACTAGGCTCAACAACCGCAAGGTCTACTTTGGTTTTATTAAATGCAATCCGTTCTTCGGCGGTTAAATCAAACGCTTTTCCTGCCGCAATTTTGTTTGCGGCTGAATCTAGCGATGTACCGTAGTTTTGGAATGTTTCAGGCGTAGCGCCTTTCATACCACGGCTAACTTCACGCAATTGCCCTGTAACGGGGTCAAGATCAAAAGCTACACCACCGCTTGTAGGCGCTCTGCCTTGGGAGGCTTGCGCGATTGCTCGTTCTTCCGCAGCTCTACCTGCTGCAATGTCGTATGCTCTACGAGAAGCGTTACTTGCTTCCATAGATGTTGCGCTTGGCGGCGCCAACTGTGGCAACTGACCTTCAAGACTAAACTCAGGGGTGCCTTGTTGACGGGGCATAGTAAAGTTAGGTGTATAGCCTGGCTCTACAAGCGCATTGCGCGGGTCAAACGGCACAGGTAAATTTTGGGTAGTGCTTGGAGGCGCCGGGCGCAACATATTAATTGGTGGGCGAAAATCTTCAGGTACAGCGCGCGCCGCTTGGTATTCGGGCGATGCCATACGTTTAGCAGCTAACTTAGACCCTAAAATACCCGCGCCTGCGCCAAGCGCGCCGCCCGCAACAGCACCAGGGAAACCAGCTACCGATCCAATGACGGCGCCTGTAGTTCCTAACGTTCCGCTTCGAGTAAACCGTTGTATGCCTTCGCGTTTAATTGGCGTTAATGAAGTAATTTCAGGGTAATTACCTGCAATACGTGCCATAGCTTCTGCATCACCAGACAACGGAACGCCTTTATCTAACATCCGTTTTAACTTTTGTGGGTCTACAAGCCCTGTTGATATGTCTGTAGCCGCTTCGTACGTATATGACCTAGCCATCTCCTGACGGGCTTTTCTAAACGCCGTTAATTCTTCAGGTTTTCTTACGTTGGCTTCAATTAAATCTTCTAACGCATTTGCGATACCCATACGCACATCAGCAACATCAATCATTTCGGGCGTTGCTGCGTTAGAATTGTATGTTTTGGTTGCTTTTTTACGTAAATCGCTAAGACTATCTAATACCTTTTGTCCTGTCATACCGCTGTTAATTTTTTCAACGGCGTCTGCAATTAAACTGTTAATTGCGTTTTCGGATGTTTTACCGCCAATAAGACCTGTGTCGTATAAACCTTCAATTTTGCTAATAACTTCAGGGTTTGGCTCAAATTTTTGAATACTACGGATGTTTTCGTATGGTTTAGCCGCTTGCGCCCGTGCTTGCTCAAACGGTTTGCTAGATGTCAACGACACCGTTTCAGGCAGTCCCATTTCTTTTTTAGCAATAGACACCCATTTTGTCTTGTTTTGCTGAGAAAATTTATTGTGGATTTCTACAGGGTCTACACCAAATTCACGTAGCTTATTGCCCATTGTAGGGTTTGATATTGCAGGGTCAAGCAAGATGCCTAAACGAGCAGCGTCTTTGGCAGCGTCAATTTGAGGCGCGCGTTCAAACGATTCGGCGGTTCTTTGCGTTGCCTTACCTGCTGCACGGGCTTCCAACGCTTTTGTAATAGGTTGCGCGGCTAACGCCGCTTCTTCGCCAATAATGTTTTTGCCATACTGAAGCGCGGGTCTTATTGATTGAACAGGAATTGAGCTTGCAGGTAAACCAATGGCGCCTTGTAGCGGACGCAAGGCTTCACTGCCAAGCACTTCACTTAACGCTTCTAAGTTACGACGACCTTCAGCCGTTTGTGGCTGATATGTCATTGACTTCATTACTTCTTTTGCACGTTTCTGACCAATTTCAACACCTTCAGCCGTACCATATTTACCGCTTTTAATGGTTTCCAAAACACCTGCAACTGGGCCAGCAACAGCGCTTACTGCGCCAGTTAGTATGGTGCTTGGCACTTCAAACGCGCCTAATATTTCATCGTTAGCCCGTCTAAATAAACTTTTGTTAGCACCTTGTCTAGCGTCAACAGGCACATTTGTAAGCGCCGTTTCACCATCAAATAACGGTCTGCCTTGTTTATCGTACGAAATAGTCATTGGCACATCGCTAGATGGCATTAAATTAGTACGTTCAAGTCTTGTTCTAGGTTCAGCGGCTACATTTGCACGGTAACTACCGCCCGCTGCTTTAGCTTCAAGTTCAGCCATGCGCCGAAGCGCAGATAGTTCTTCCCTTGGATCCATAGTTATTTTTTTCCAGTAGGCAAAAGTCGCTTACGAAGGCTATCTAATTCAGCTTGTTCTGCGGCAGTTAAACCGCCACTAGCGGATGGTTTTGGTGGCGTTGCGGATGTTTGAACATTGTATTTTTTAAGCTCAGGGCGCTCAAACAATGACTTACCGCCATCACCTGTGTACCAAGCATTTTCGGCACCATCATACGTTTTATTTTTTGTAAACCAATTATCGTAAAAATTACGTTGTTCTATGTCACGTTTAAGTTGCACTTTAGCAACGTCCAATATAAATTTGTTAGCTTCAGCGGTGTTGGTAAGCTGCGCGCCCGTTTGAGCAATACGTTGTGCGTCCGATTCGGTTTGTGGGCCTTTTTGTTCTAGCTGACGTTGTAAGACGGCTTCGCTTGCTTTAGCTTGAAATACCTGAGCATTTGTTGCAAACTTATTTGCATTTTCGACGCCCAAAGCACCCAAAATATTTGCTGCGCCTTTTTGTACTTCAGTGCCAAACCCTGTTTTAAACCCTTGGTCTAACAAATCTAAGTTAACTTCAATAGCAGGTAAGGTTTTAGCCGCAACTCTAGCCGCGTTATTTACGGCTTTGTAGTCTTCAACAAGGAATTTACCACGCTCTGTTTGTTCAGATTTTTCTTGCGGCGGTAAATTAACTACAGATCTTGCAGCTCCTGCGGCTGCTTTATTCATTTGATAATTAGTAAACGCAGGGTTTTTTAGCCCGTAGTTAAATTCTCTAATTGCAGGGGTAGACGATTCTTTAAAAAGATCTTCTGCTCTAGCTAAACCTTGTGTAATGTACGCCACACGCTGATTAGCGGGTATAGCTGTGTAAATTTGTACGCTGCGCTTTGCTTGTTCTGGACTAATTAAACCATCACGTAAACCTTCTTGTATATGGGCAATGTAATTTTCGTTTGATGGATTTTGAAGAAGATCTTTACTACGCTCGCGCATAATATTCATACCTTTTTCGGTAAGCTCAAAACCTGTTTTCTTAACTTCACCTTGAAGTTTTTGGCCTTGCAACACTTCTGTACGAAGTTTTGTAGCAATAGCGGGGTCAACAGACGCAACTTGTTTAAAACCTTCAGGGGTACTAACGTCGATGCCTTGCGAATACAGTTCACGCAACTTGTTCTGCGTGTCTACACCACGTTGCATTTCGCCAATTTTTATGGCTTCGCCCATCATCGCCAACTGATTGACTGGCGATTCTAGTTTTACATTTTTAACTTGTAAGGGAATACTTGGATCGATTGGCATAGTTATTCCTTATAGACCAAGTTCGGCGTTCATGCCAGTATTAGTGGTGTAATAACTTGGTGTTGTTCGTTGCGGCGCAAATCTATTTAATAATTGATTTGTTTGGTATTGGCTAACACCCTGCCCAATAGCGTTGGCGTACGCATTAGCAGAGCCAACTTGCCCCGCTGCCATCGCGTTTCCAGCGCCTGTTGTCAAATTGGCTATGTTCCCTGTTGCTGCGCCAATGTTAGATGCTTGCCCTGCACCCGCAGCTTGCCCCACGCCAGTTAAGAATTTTAACGGATCCATCTTATTGCTACGCTCGGCATAGTACCGATTAAACGCGTTGGCGTACTCTTGCGACCCCATGTCTTGACCATAGGCTGTAGCGGCTCTTAGGGCATTGCCTGAGATCAAGCCACCTCTAGCGGCGGCTGACGCGTTAAGCGCGTTCATGCCTTCTTTAAGCCTAAACGCGTAACCAGGATCTTGTCTAAAATCGGTTTTTGAAAAAGGCTCATAATACTCGCCGCCAGGTTCAGTCATGGCCGCAAGGCGGTTCATTGCTTGCGTACCTGTATCAAGAAACGGTGCGTTAATAGCTGCTTGTTCTGATAACCCCGCTTGTTGCGCCGCAATAGCTCTATCTGACGCTTCCGCTTGTGTTCTAGCTGCGCTTTTAGCTGCTTGAGAGGACATATAGCCAGAAGCTACTGATCCTACTACTACGGCACCGGCTACCCATCCTGACATGGCAATTCTCCTTGTAAAGCAATACCAAAATTAACTCTCATTGATGATCTATAGTCTACTAATAATTCTTCACCTATGTGAATAATACGTTTAGCTACGGCGTTAATGTCGTCGCCAACAAGCGTTGGGATAACATTACTATCAAAAGAATGATTAATAAATCGGCCTGCGGGCGTACGTTTGCCGTTAATTCGTCCTGGGCAGATAACTTCACCTGCTTCAAAACGCTTAGTTGCAAACAACCCTTTGCCGTGAATCTTAGAATCTCTAAGCTCTACAGCGTATCCTTCAGGCATATCAATTAAGTCACTCTCAATTTGCACAATCGCATTTATTTGCGCTTGGTCAAGACCAAGTTGAGATACAAACAGATTATAGTCATTTTGTGCGTTTTGGATCATTAATGCAACTCTATTTTCACCTAAACCGCAAGTAGGTACAACGTATAGGCGTTCTTCAAGCACTGCAATATCTTTGCAATTGTCTGGGTTATCATAAATATCAACCCAAATCACTTCTTCATCAAACACGCGCCCTACACGTTGAGCGCCTGCTTTAGCTTCAAATTCACATGGCGCAGTCATTACTTTGACCTTATCGCCTACATTGACCGCAATTGTGCCTTTTTCAAGGCGAATTTTGTAATCTGTCTTATGTTCTGCGCCTGTTAACACAGTCCAAGCTGGGATACGAATGGCGCGTTCATATACATTAGGCTTAAACGTATGCGTAGTCACAATGTCAGCTTGGGGCATCTGTAAAAGATTTTCTTGTAATGCTTCAATCTTTTGCGCAAAGGGGAGCGTTACTTCAAACCCTTTGCCGTAAGTGACGTTGACTGTGTGCAACATTAGCTTGAGATCTCACGGCCGTTAGACCGGATATTGATGGAATTAGCGGCGCTGGCAATAGTAGAAATAAAGCCGCCTGGCTCTAACGCTTGCCCCACAATCTCAGGAAACCGATACGTTTCGCCTGCCAATAGGCTCTTAGCCTTAACAATCAAGTTGTTATTGCCTGCCGTACCCGCTACCGTAACAAGGTTCACACTAATCGTAGCTGTAGAACCGCTATAGTTAGTAGCCGTAAACCTGTCAATAATTGTAGTAATGTTGTTCCCCGCAGTGTACTGCGTAGTTTGCGTATTTTCAGCAATCTTGGCGGAGATTAAAACCTTAACGTAAACAGTCATTATTCATCCGCTGGTAATGGTGTATTGCCTTCTTCAAGCCATTTTAGATAGGCTTGGTAGTCTGTGTTGGCTGGGTCTGTTAAAAAAGAAGTTGTAGAACCATTGCCGTTGTTTTTAACTACAACCGTTTCATTAAAAGAATTTTTTATTAGTTTGTACATTTTTATAGTTCCGCTGTCCAAATTGCAAAAGCTGCATCTGTGTTATCTGAAAGGCAACGACCACTATAACCAGCAGTTAAGCCGCTGCCTCCAGTTAAAGAAAAAACACCGCCTATTGGGCTTGCTTGGTCAATTATGCTACCAGTAAAATCTGAAGTGGTTGGATCTACAAAAAATGTATTTCCAGCACTTAAAGTTACAGAAGGTTTTATTCTCATGGTTACTGGATATGTAACCAAACAATTCGCAGCTGAAGAACTTACTGGAGCACTTACACCAAAATAAAAAAACGAATTTCCAGCACGATTATCTTGTGCATAGCAATACCGCTGACACAAAGCCAACTCAGTACCATACTGTCTGTATTCAAATCCAGTAGCTTGTGAGCCTACCTCTAGCTGAACTCCAGTAATGTAGAAGGTAGCACCGTTTGTACCGACTACGGATGTTGCGCCTGTGGCTGAAAAAGCTAAAGAACCTGCCCAAGCACCAGCAGTTGCACTATAAGTTGAACCAACACCTAAGCCAAATACAAGAATTAAACCAGTCCCATTTGTTGTAAGCCAAGTGCCTGATGTATCGCCAGCAATTGTTACTGATTTTTGTTCCCAAGTATCTGCAACGGAAATTGTGTAACTAAATGGATAAGAACGATTTGATGCATCGTTATATATTGAACCACCAAAAGTTCCAGTTAAAGAACTACGAACCCAAAAAGATACAGTTACAGTTTTAGCATTAGCAGTTCCCCAACCTAAATCAGCAACATTATAACCTTCAATTCTTTGTCCAACATACGCAAATTGAGTTGCTCCAAGTGTTGCATCGGCGGTTGTAGTTGTAAGTTTTAATGAATTATTAAACCCAGTAGGGGCAGTTGTTACTTGCTGGGCAGTCATTACTCCGTCTGTTGATTCAATTGCTCCCCATCTATCAACAGTATATGTAAAATTAGTAGTATCAACAGTAACACTAGCACCAGCGTTTCTTTGGTCAATAACCATTGCACCGTTTATGATGCGGTTATTTATTGTAACTACATTAGTAACATTACCACTAAAACTTGACCATGAATGAGCTACATAAGAACCTACGACGCTAGCGTTACCCCCTGGGTTTGAAGCCATAGTGTAGCTAAACGAAGTGCTACTAATATAAGTAATGTTGTATGAGCCGTTATACGCAGCAGGCGTAGCCCCTGAAACGGTAATGTAATCACCTGTAGATAGCCCATGAGGGTTAGCTGTAGTCAAAATAGCTGTTACGGTGCCAGTTAATTGCAAAGTAGAAATAGTTTGACCAGCTACAGTGCTATTACCTTCATACAGATCTGTTGTGCTGTTATAACGAATCATGCCATCTACGGGGGTTGTAGAACGATTTGCGCTAGGCCCAGCAGGAATTTGCATTTGCGTGACGCCATTAAAAGTAATAGTGCCAGTTGCGCTCAAATTGGTAAATACAGCGGTTCCAGGTGCAATATTGCCAATCGTAACGCCGTTAAGTGTACCGCCAGTAATGATGACGTTGCTAAAGTTAATACCTAAATTAATATTGTCTACAGTCCAAATTAAAGCATCGGCACTGTCCCTTAATATAAATTTATACGCATTGGCAGGTAAAAGCCAAAGATTGCACTCACCCCTAGAATCCAAAATAATAGGGTTAGTGTTACTAACGGTGCCAGTAGAATCTTGATATGTAGCTAGCGGCGTAGAGGTACCCGCAGCGTATGTATAAACTTTACCCCCTACTAATGGTACGCCAGCAGCGTTAAAAAACTGTTGTTTAGGGGATGGGGTTAAAAATGTTGTCATAAATTACCTCGTAGCTTTCGCGCTAGTGTATCAGAAGGATAGGTATAAAAAAGCATATTTAGTCAGTAGATGGTGGGCCAAGTTGCAGATCTGTTAAAGAAATAGAATTTCTACCCGATCCGGTTAATGTGTATAAATTAAAGAAAAAACGATACCATTCATTAGAAATTAATCCAGTAGCAGGGTCTATTAAAGGAACTCGAGGCGCGGGGATTGTAGTTAAAGTATTAGGCATTTGTACCACTCAATATTAGTTCGGCGCCCATAATGACTATTTTATTTGGGTCTGTGCCTGAAATTTCATACACTCGGTCACGCAGTTTAAGTGTCATACCAAGGCGGCGCCAAATAGCCCGGCGGTAATACTCACCTATTTTGCCAACAGAAACCCAATGTTCGTTTGACCAGGTATGACCGCCGTCATCTGACCAACGAAGCATAACTTGCGGGTCTTGCGCTTGCCCAGTGTCTGTACCAACGCCTGATTCGCAGTCAAGCTGTAATGAGTGCTGCGCGGTGCGTTTTAGGTTGTTAGTGCCTGTGGGAAGCGCTCTCCAAGAACGAACCCATTTTTGCACTGCACCATTATCATCGTAGACGTTTAAGTCAAAAGCATAGATGTTGCCGTTTATATAATCGCCAACAATGGTTTGGTTTTCAAAGTTCATTTGGCAATTTGAACGATGACGGGTAAAAAAGCCATCTTCAAAGCCTGCACGTTCATGCCAAGCGCCTGTAGCTACATCAAATACCCATGTCTTATTAACGGTAGGAAATATCAACACATAAAAAGCATGGCCTTCTTGCTGGTAAGTGTAGGCAAGCGCGTTAGACACGTCGCCATAACTTTGAATGGCAAATTCAACAGCGTGAGTAGATACGCGTTTACCCCGATAGCCTTCACCTCGGTAAACAATACCGTAGCCACGGGGGTCGCTACCAAGCCAAAACAGCGTGTTATCAAGTTTTGCTACGGAGTAAGGGGCTATGCACCCTAACTCGTTAAACGCGCCTTGGATGCGCGCAAAAGGAAAATTGGCGGTGCCTGCGTTGTACCAGACTTCAATGGTGTCTGTACCAAACACCCAAAGCTCGCGTTGATCTACGTTAATAGCTTGGACTAAGTCGGGCGCGCCTTCAGCACTAGCAAACGCTAAGGGCTCAATAATAGTGCCATCAAATATTTCCGTAACCCATAGCTTTTGGCTGTTTGGCTCATTAAACACAAAATAACCGTCTAAATATCCTACCGTTACTGCGCCAGGGAAGTCTGGGTCAGTAATTTGTACAAACGTATTGGCAACCTCATCGTAAATAAACCCGTCAGGATTGCAAGCAAAAAACAGTTGAGTGCCGTTATCAGCAATGGATACTGGGCCTGAACCCGTTATGTTGCCTAACTTTGCAGCTTGATAACTAGCATCAATTTTAAAGACTTCATTACCAGACACAACGTAAGCGTCTGAGCCGTTAGTTTGATGCGACCATAGGGCGCGGATTGGGCCATTGCCAATAGTGGCGAGTTTACGCATCCCTGGCGTTCTGTTTAAAAAACCGTTTTCTTTACCTGCATCCGGCGTAGCTTCTGGAAACAAATTTATCATTACGTTGTCCGCAGCATTAATGCTACGGGCTACATAAGATTGACCAAGAATGTGTGACTTCACTAGAAGTTACCTGCGTAAATGTTAAAGCGCTGGCGGGTCGCTACTAGGCTGTATGGCAGAGCCATAATGTCGTCTGGGTTGTTAATGCGCTTCAGATTGCGTTTAGAGGTCATAGCGACGCGCAAAACTTGTGGGCTAGGCTCAACCCCAAACTCAGCCGCAAGCTCGCAAGCAAGGTTGTATTTAAACGCCCGTAGATAGCCCAAAGGCATAGTGATGTCGGTAGCCAAGGTAGGTACGGACATTAGCGGCTCAACCGACACAAAATGGAACTCTAACGGTTTTGTGGGTACGGGGTACACGTAGATCTCAATGTCAGGGTAGGTCATATTGACCCACATGACTTGTGGATAGGTCGAAGTGACCGTTTTAACGGCAATACCGTTGTATTGCTGTTGGTTAATTAGCTTAATACCATACGAGATGTTATTGGCTGGGTCACGGAAATAAGTAGCGTCATCTACCAAAACAGGGCGTTGACCAACCAGCGTACCTGTAGGGCCAAGGGTGTTGGATATTAGGTTAGGTAACCAAGTCTTAACCTGGTCTTGGGTAGAAAACACCGACAAACGCTCGGTATTCCACGAATCAATCATTTGATTTAAAACGCTTAAAGCGTCTTGTGACGTAGCGGCAGAAGGCGTTTCGCTTTCGGCTAACACACCTAGTAAGCGCAAGGCGCCGTTGATTTGTTCGTTAGCCGTGGTCATAGCTACCCCTTAATTAAGCAGATTTACGTCGTGTCTTTGGTTTTAGCGTGTTTACTTCTTCGACAGCAACGGGTTCTTCAACCGCAACTTCGACCACTTCAACTACGGGAGTTGGCGTGTCAATAGTATAGCGTGTCCAGCCGTTTTGTTCATCAAATTCAGCTTCTTGTTCCATTGTGGCAATTTTGTTGCCGTGGTCAGGGTGTTCTAAATAGATGAGTGGCATATTTTTCTCTAGTTAAATAGGGGCCGAAGCCCCTATGTATTACACAACTGTAAAGTTCACACGATAAACAGGGAATGTCACAGTATTAGCAAGCGTACCAGTTGCGGCAGCACGAATACGTAAACGATCGCCAGCGGCTACAGCTAAATTAGCTGCGGTGCCGTTTAAAGTTAACGTACGTGCAGCATTAGCTGTTAACGCAGTTCCACCTGTAGCTTTGGTAGTATTAGCATCGGTTGCGGCTAACATTACAGCCGAACCAGAACCAGTTAAACCTAAGTTGGTGATGGAAAAAGTGATGTAATTTGTGTCGCTAGTTGTAAGCGCATCTACACCAGAAAAGACAGCGGATGTCAGTGTACCTGCTGCGGGAGCAATTACAAAAACATCACTATTGCCAGTAGTAGCAATAGTTGCGCCTTGTTGCGATGCAGTAGAACCGTTAGCAATATTAGATAGAATTTTTGATGTGCTATCAATAACTGCGCCTGTAATCGTAGTGCCAGAAGTTAATTCAGGGTCGCTAAAAGCAACCCCTACAGGTTTGGTATTAGGCATAATTTTTCCTTAAAAAGAAACCTGCCCCGAAGGGCAGGGTATTACATTAAACGATTAAGCAATACGGTAGCAAGTCCAAGCACCTTCGCCTGTTTTACGGGCGCGGAACTGTGCTGAAGTAGCTTCAGCTACGACTGCATTGCCAACGATTGTCCAGCCTGTACCAACTGTCAACGTAACATCGTCAGTTGTAGCGTCTGCGTTGATAATGATAAAGTCAAACGCAGAATTTACTTTGTCTGCGCTAGAAACATCAGCTTCAAGCAAAGCTACAGTTGGCAGAACTAAATTGCCAGCCGTACCGTTAAAGACAAACAAACCGTTTACTAATTGAGCTGCGGTTGCTGTTGCGCCAGCAGCTAATGCTGTTGGAGCTGCTTGTACAATTAAAAGCGGCTCATCAACGTTACCAGCACCTAATTGATAACCACCTGCACCATTTGGTAATGCCATAATAATTCTCCTAAATAAATTTGAAAGCCCCCGCTTGCGCGGGAGCAGTTAGATTAGCCAAAAATACGGCAGGCCATCTGTGGACGGATTGTGCTAAAGCCATAAAGAACGTCAATACGGCAAGGCAAACGGTCATTGTTGATGTCGTATTGGCGAACAATACGCATCGAAATACCGTTGTGAACTTGACGTGAAGCCATGTCTACGCCCTGTGGCATCAACAAGTCAGCGGTCGCAAAAGTGATCGCATCTTTGTGATATACCAAGTTCTGAGCGTATTGACCTTGAGCGTTACCCAACATTGTTACTACAGCAGAAGCCGCAGGCAATGCAGATACAGTAGCCAAGGCTTGAGTAGCTGAGAATAGCGCTGGGCTAATTGACAAAGTAGCTGTTGAAGAACCAGTTGCAGCAGCAGTTACAGTGAACTGTTGCAGTGAACCAGTTGATTCGCGAGTTTGTGGGTTAACAGCAAATACACTGCCGATAGTAAACACGTCACCCACGTTCCAAGTCTTGCTAGAGCCTGTAAAGCTGATACCAAGAGTTGTTGCGCCTTCGGTGGTTACAGTTGAGGTAACAGTAATAGTTGTACCCCAGTCGCCGTTGGTGTGTTGCTTGATGGACTGTGACATATTAACTTCTTCAAAGCCCAATACACCCATACCCATCATGCCATTCTTAAACTGCTTAGAAATGGTGTCGGTTGGGTTAAACAGGCCTTTCATGCCTTCAACCAAGCCAGCGTTTGCTGCTGGGTTAACAGTAGCGTAGCGTGGTGACATAACAGCAGCGTTCTCGTTTAGCTTTTGTTGGGCTTGTAACAGCACCAACGAAGTAGAAGGAGTTGTGCCAGGCGTACCGACCGAGTTAGCAATCGCTTTATACGAATTAGCTACGTCAGCGTCGATAGAAGAAGCCAATTGCGAAATACGTGGTTTTAGAACACGCTCTGCAAAATCGTCTAACTGCATGGTCATTTCAGCAGATGTGAAGTTTACGCCGATGTGCTTTTGGCTAGCAACGGCTAAAGTTGTGAACTGCTCGTTGTCTGCTTGAACTTGCAAGGCAGCACCGTCAGTTACCAAAGTGCGATCTGGTAGACGGATACGGAGAGTAGAACCGATTTTTGCGCCTTCAACAGCAAAAGAATCGTCATACTGGCGATTTACGTTACGTGTGAGTACAAGGTTGTTCTCGAGGATTTCGAGCGCTTTTCTTGTAATCATGTCGATGGTTAAGATCGAATTTGACATATTAAGTCCTTAAAATAGTTAGCGGTTTCGTTGCGCTTCGTACTTTTTGATCTGGCGTTGGCGTTCTGCTTCAATCCATTCTGACGTACTCATGCTTTTCAGCGATCGTGGGTCAGTCGTATCGTACGCAGGCGATCCACTGCTGGATCTCGCCGTCACCGGAGCAATAGGCGCCGGAGCATTTGTAGTCTTTTTTACAACTGGGTTATCAGCTAATTTAGCCTCAATTTTCCCTAATTCTTTGGCTTGTTGGAGAGGTGATAAACGAGAAATACGCTCTGCTTCTTTTGGATTAGACCCTAGGTAATAAGCCATATCGGGGCCAATTTCGGAAGACTGAATCGTTTGAGCCATTGCGTCAGTAATTGGAAGTTTAGGGTTGTAGGCGACTTGTTCAAAGTCATCGTACTTATTCCTAGCTTCTTCTTCTCTGTCGTGAAATGCCTCAAGAGTTTCGGACTGCATCCTAGCTTGTTCACGCCTAGCAAGCAATTCTTCTGCCTTACGTTCTGCCAACAAGTCGGCATATTCTTCAGGTGAATTAAACTGCTCAATCGGCGGGATTTCTACTGGAGTTTTAAGCTGCTTTTCAGCGGCTTTAGCGGCCTGTTCTCTTTCCCACTTACGTTGTTCTCTAGCAAGTCGTTTACCAATAGCGGCATCAAGTTCTTCTTGTGAGAAGGTCTTAGGTGCTTCTGCTGCTGGTTCTACTACTTCCGGCGCTAATTCTTCAGTTTCAGGTGCAGCCGTTGCCACCTGCTCTGGCGCGGATACTTCCGCTGGTACTACTTCTTGACTTTCGTCCATTTCGATGTTTCCTTAGAAACCCTGGTGTGTCGCACCAGTACGATTTAATTCTTATACGTTAATAGATGCAACCTTGTCCTGAAACGCCTTAATACGGGCTTCTAATGCAGCTTGGTCAGCAACTAAACGTAATTGTTCATTTTTTACTGCATTTTGCGCAGTTTGTAAAGAAACTTCAGCGTCAGCAACTGCTTTTTTGTGCGCTTGAATTGCTTTCTCTAAAGCTGCGTTGTTTTTTTCGTATTCACCTTCGCGGGTGTTTAAGCTAGCTTCGCGGCTGTCTAAAGTTGTTTTTAGCTCTTTAGCGCTTGCATTAGTTTGTTTAGCCTGGCTTAAATTAGCATCGGCTTCGGTTTTTAGGTTTTGAGCGTAAGTTTGGGCGTCTGAACGTAGCTTGTTGGCGTCTTCTACCGCCGATAGCGCGCCTTGGCGTTTAGCCAATTCATCGCGCAAAACAGCCATTTGACCAAGATCCTTTAAAAAATCTTTGGTGAAATAGTCTATTAATTTGCTAGAGTCAATACCGCCAGAGCCGTTAGAGAGATCCATGTCTGTTCCTTACGCGTAATAGCTAATGTTAAGTTCGGCGGTGCCGCCGTTTTGAATAAATTGAATTTTACTCAAATCGCCATCATACTGCAAAGTAACGCCTGCGGCCAAGGGCATACCGATTGAAGCGGTAGGCGCAATGCCGTCATCGCGCCAACGAACAGCGGCAGTTAAAGGCGTAATTAGGGCAAACGTAGGCTTTTGGTTAAGGCCCTGTAAGTCACGTTGCGGTACAGTAAGTGCTGTTGCCGCAGTCAAACTGGTGATTTGTTGATAGCCAAGGCAAGTGGTTATCGCTTTTAAATTCATAGACATTTAACATCTCCCTCGTTCCGTAAATGACCGGAGTTTTACATAAAGTTGTTCAGCAGCCTCAATAATACCCCCAAAAAACCCGCCTGCAAAGAATTTTCCGTTAAAAAAATTATCCATGTTAGCAGTCCTTTTTAGAATGTGTACCATTGGGTAGTGGTAGTAGCCACTAATTCAATGGTTAATCCTGCAATCAATGTAAAAGCAGCGTTAGCCGCTAAAGCATTAATAGTGCCGCCTGTGGCTGGGTAAATACTTAATGTATCTAAACTATCTGAGTTTCTAATTAGGATACGCATACCAGCTACCGCAGTTGGCAGTCTTACTCCAGCAGCCGCAGCCGTTACTACAGTCACATTATTTATATTAGAAACTAACCCAGTAGCACCTGCTTGGTCTGTCCCAGCCGCACTTACTGCCGCACTAATACTGTTAATTACTAAGCCGTTTAGGGTAGTTGTGCTAGTTGCGCCTGATACCGCAGAACCAATGTTAATAGCAGTAGTAGAACCTGATACACCAGCCGTACCAATATTTAATGTTTTTGTTGTTGCATTAGCAGTAGCACCAGTACCTAAATTTAATGTTTGTGCGGCTGTTGATTGACCAACAGTAATTGCACCAGTTTGGGAAGTGCCACCTATAGTAGTTGTTCCAGTTGTGGCAGAAGTTCCAAGTGCTGTTGTGCTTGATGTTGTACCCTGTAATGTTATGGTTGAACTAGCAGTTAAAGTACCGCTAATACTTGTTGTTCCAACTGTAAGGTTTCCAGCAGTTAAAGCGGCATCTATATTGGCATTGCCATATACTGCTAAGTTACCTTGTACCCTAGCGTTGCTAGTTGTATTAAATACATCGGTTACTGCACTTATTGAGTTAGTTGCTGTGTTGTATTGAAATACTGTGTCGTTTGTTTGACCAGCCATGTAAACACGATTAGCGGCAGTAGAATCAATAAACAATCCATTTGGGTTGGTATCTTGAAAACCAACATAAAACGAATTTTCAAATACTGCGGTAGAAACATTAAATGCAGTCCCAAGCGCATATTGGCTAATATCGTCACCATTTGCACCAAGAATCCACATAGTTAAACCATCGGCACTAAGGTTTACTTGGTTTGGTGTACCGTCTTGTGATGCAACGCTGAATGAAATACTTGCATAAGAAGCAGTAGAAACATCACAAGCCGTACCTAAAGTGTATTGAAATACTGTGTCATTAGTTGACCCAATCACATACATAATTGTGCCATCAGATTTAAACCAAAGACCAGTTGGGCTAGTTTCTTGCGAGGTTACGCTAAACGACTTTGATGCGTAAGTTGCAGTAGAAATATCAAAAGCAGATGATAGTGTGTATTGAAATACAGTATCGTTAGCTGAACCCATGATAAACATGGACAATCCATCAGGTTTAAAGAAAATATCTTGAGGGTTAGAATCTTGTGATGCAGTAGAAAACAACCTTACAAAAGTAGCTGTGGATATATCAAAAGCAGTTGATAGCGTATATTGGTTTACATCATCGCCTGTAGAACCATTGACATACATATTTAAACCATCAGGACTAAGGAATAATCCAGTAGGAGCATTTTCTTCAGTAGCAACAGATTTACTTAAACCTGAGTAATTCCAGCCAGTAATGCCTGTGTTTGGTGCTATTTCTGCATCTGTTCCGCTAGTAACAATGTCTACTGTAGTAAATGTACCTGCTTTGGGTGTTATTGAGCCTATGGTTATGTTGTCCATTTCTCCAACAAAAGTAGGCGCAATTTCAACCGAATTAACACCTGTAGGCTTTATGTGTACATGACCTGTACCAGTAGGGCTAATGTCTATTTGTGCGTTTGCACCATTAATATTTGTAGCTACAGCAATAGTGACATTATCGCCACCGCCAGCACCCATGCTAATTTGAGTTGTGCCACCTGAGTTTCTAAGTGCTAAACCAGCAGAGTTTGTAGCTTGTACTACTGGAGTAGTAACGCTAGTAAGCGTCGCCGTTCCACCAGTAATGGCTACAGCGTTGGCATTTTGTTCTGCCATTGTTCCTACGCCTGCTAACGTATGGTTAGCGTTCCAGGCAGTTGCGCCTGTAGCGCTAAAAGTACCGTCGGCAGGCGTTGAATGGTTGACAGTTATTGGCATTATGCTAGAAACCGTAATTTATAAAGTGTTGTTAAATACAAATCAATAATTCCATCAATTAAGTTTTGTAACGGAGCGTCATCTTTGCTACACACTTCATATCGCATAGTTTCAAGCTCGGCAAGCTGATCTTCTAAAAACTCAAGGACGTTATTGGTCTTTTTGGCTGACGCTAATGCAATCGGGCCAATCAAACCTTTTCGTCCTTGGTACGCCTCGGCAAACGCGTCTGCCCGGTCAATAATATTCTCGTAAAATTTTTGTAGCGCTTTGTGCTTGGAGTAGCTACGGGTGTTAAGGTGCGCCGAATGGGTAACATCCCGTGCCAAAAACAACATTCCTATAAATTTTTCGCAGCTCATTGTGGCATCATCCCTTCAGGCGGTATTTGACCTTCCATTGGCATTTCTTGAGGCATCTCCATTGGCATTTCTTCAGGCATTTCCATTGGTTGACGTTGTAATTCGTTACCAACCAAATCGCCTGTATCCAAAGCGGCTGCAATGGTACCCATTACAATGTCTTGAATCTGCTCTTGGGTCATGCCTGCGGAAACAGCGCTAATTCGCTGGGTTTCAGCTTGGTAAGCCTTAATCTCAGCTTCAAAGTTCTTACGATCAAGGTCTTGTGCTTCCATCGACTTTTGGACGTTTTGCAACATGGTGTGCATACCTTCCATTTCCTGACCCATCATCTGTATTTGTTGTTCTGCGGCTTGCAACTCAGGTGACTTGTCGTCGTTGCTCATTAGTTTAGGATCGATTGTCTTGGCAAACCGCGCTGCCATCTCTTGAGCGCCAGGCCAATCCATGTTCTTAACGAACAAATCGCCTGCCACTGCCCAAAGTTGAGGATTACCCTGCAATAGTTGGCTCATGGCATCTAACGACTCTTGGCGCTTGGTCATGTAGCTTGGGCCAGTTGTAACCACTACGTCGTAAGTACCTACGCCTGGGTTGTAGATCTTTTCAATTAGCAAACCTGTTTCGTCGCGGATTTCCTTGACTGGCTCGGGTTGCTCGGGGTTAATTCTAACCATCTCGACTTCACCATCAAGCCCTACGATGCGAGCAATGCGCTCGGTGTCGTAAATCTTGGGGATCATGTCAACTAACTGACGGGTGATGTGACGAATTGCACGGGATAGGTTGTCAACATAGTGATACGTACCTGTGTCACCTTGTTTTTCCCGTGCCAAAATAGCCCGACCTGAGCGTTCGTTACTTGTGGCTCCTAAGCTCGAGTCGTACTGTCCAGTGGTGGACTTGATGTCATCGCTTGCACCCATCTTGGCTTGAATCAAGCCAGTCTGGGGTAATGGGGGCGGCGCGCGCTGTGGCAAAGGCAAAACAGCGCCCATGCCATCGGTCACGTCGGGGTTAACTTCTAAATACGGCCAGTTGGTCGTGTTTGCGGTTTTCCATTGCTGCTCGTAACCTTCAAACTGACCGCCGTAGCCAATAAATGGTGCTTTTGGCGCCAATGCAAGCATCTCTGCCTCTTGGCTAGTCCAGTAGTTGTACATCCGCTGGGCATCTTTGGCGTTACGTACCAAGCCAGATATGTAAATCTGACCTTCTACCTCAAATTCATTGCCAATTACGCGTACGACAGGAATCCATTTGCCTGCCCACTCGCGTTCTTCAAGCACTTCGTAACCGTTTGTTTTCATCCACATTACAGTTTTGCGCTGTACTGGACGGCTTTTGATGGGTTTTAATCCCATCATCTTCATTTCTTTATCTTCAGGCGATCCATCAAACAAACTGACGTTGCCAGGGTACAAATTTAGGGTTGCGTCTTTGTATCTGTAGTAAAAATACTCGGCAATACGAATGGTGTTCTCATCTAGCCATTGGCTAAGGTACTGATCGCCTACACCGCTTGCCAAAATAGAGCTAACGGGCGCGGCATCAGGAAATTCACGCTCGTATTCTTCTTTAGTCAAATCTTCGGTAATAAAACACCAGCAGGCGTCCGCGCCCGTAGGGTCTTGCGCCATCGGATCCATGTAAACGCTGAAGCTGTTGCGTACGCGGCCAATCTTGAGGTCTTGATCGAAGCTGTTGTCGTTGCAATACTCGGTCAAGACGCGAATGTAGCCTTCGCCGTACGTGACCTGGTTCTCGCAGGCGGTGTCGTACGCTACATCGGCGTCTGACAGGTACTCAATGTGGCGAACCATGCCGTCGTAGATCTCAGCGACCTGCACGTCAGCCTTGTCATCCGCGGGGATGACCTTACCTGATGGGCGGTTTTGACGTTGTTCGTTGGTAACCATCCGAACGTGCTGCGGTAGCTTGTTGATTGTGAGGCAAGGACGTGCATTGATTGTTTGACCCTGCACCGAACCGCGCGTTTGCAATACATCGGCAGGCCATTGCCACTGATTGTCAGGGCTACCTGCCATAAAGCGCAAGTCATCTAGCTCATCTTCACGGCTGTCGCTGTAAGCCGCAATCGCCATCGTGTACCGATGACGCATCTCAGCCAACTTGTCGCGGTGGTCGTCTGGGCCAGTAGGGTTGCTACCTACGTTGGCTACTTGACCTACTTTGTTCATGCCTGTTGGGTCATTCATGTAATATTCCAATCACGTCTGGCTCGCGCATCATTAGCAATTCTTCGCCATCGACCGTAACCTTTTGCCCGGAATACTCACCGAATAGCACACGGTCGCCGACTTTGACGTTCATAGGCTCAATATGCCCTTTCGGACTTTTTTTGCCTTCTCCCGCTGCCACAATGATACCGCTAAATAATTTATTTTGGGGTAAAACAATCAGGTCAGATAATTTTTCAATGTCTTGCCTGATTAGAACACAGTTAGATAAAGGTTGTAAGCTCATTTTTTCATTTTAGGTTTAACCGCAGCGCGTTTGGTCGCATACGCAATGGCTACTGCCTGCTTGACGGGCTTGCCACTTTTGACCTCAGCCTTGATGTTCTGACGGAACGCCTCTTTGCTTGCGCTTTTCTTGAGTGGCATCATTTCCCCTTTTTAGCAGGTTTGGCTGTCTTAGCCGATTCTTTAAAATCCTTTGCAGTAGGCGCGCCTTTAGCGCCAACTTTACGCATCCTCTCACCACTACCAGCCGCAATACGAGCCTTTTTTGCGTGAATATTCGCGTACAATCCAGGTTTTGTTGCCATTTCATTCTCCTTATTTTTTACCGCAGTTCCAATTTTTGAGCGAGGCTTTCGCGCGCGGGGCGTCGCCTTTGGCGTTTTTAACAACGCCGGACATTCTGGCGCAGAAGCTGGCTTTTCGACCAGCGTCGGCTTTAGTCTTAGGATTTGGCGCAGGCGCCTTAAGATTTGCATTATTTTTTGCATTGTATTCAGCCCTTCCTTTGGCAGTCATTCCCGCACCTTTGTCGGTCGGTTTGTAGTTAGCACCTTTACCTGTGGTGGTGCGAGCGATCGGTTTGTCTTGTTTCTTTGTTGCCATTACGACCCCATCCATGAGTTAAGAGCAGCGCTCTGACTTGAGTACGTTGATTTGCGAATTGTACCTTTATATTCCCGATGTGCAACAGGAAATGCAAACGTCAGCGCAATAGCGTCTGCGCTGTCGGGTGATGCCAACCCCCGTGCCTTCATCTCTTTCTTGCCTTCTAGGTAGATTGCCCCCTTACTGTCGGGCTTCATCATAGGGCTAATCAAGTCGGTCTTGAGCATTTTCTCGTTTGGAACGCTAGCCGTCTTGAGCCAATCCTTCATCGTCCCCCAAATCTGCGCCCGCATATTGCCATACATCATGGGGTTTTTACTCTTGTTCGCGAAGTTCACACCCCTGATCTTGTAGCGCTGCTCCTTGAGCCGATCCACAACCCCAGCGCCTAACCCACCTTCGTCGATGGCAACGACCGCTGGCTGGTACTGCTCGATTGCTTCAATTACATGGCCGACCACCGTCATGGTATCGTCGCCCTTGAACCTGCGGATCTCTACAATGTCCCGCCCTTGCCGCACTGCAATAACCGTACTGTCCGAACCAAACCGAGCTGGATCTACCCCAATCACGATGGGCGCGGAGTCGTCTTTGTGTTTGTCCCGTTTCATGGCTTCGTCCACCAAGGTTGACGGTATGAACTGATCGTCGCCTTCTGAGGGGAACGAGCCGTAAACCTCAACGTGCGCCTGGTAAGAATCAGCGCCGTATTCTTCAATAATCTGGTTGTAGACGTTCTTGTCCGTGCCTTCGACATCCCGAGCGTCTACCTGCCTTGATTGCCAAAAGTCACGCTTGCTACCCTCGATCGCTTCGTAGAAGTAGCCCGTATTACGCCGTGGGTTGCTAAAGCAGCACCAAAAGCGGTTCGGTGTGTTCTCCGTAAAGAAGCCACTGGTCACCGCCCAGATGGAGTCGTCAATACCTGACGCCTCGTCAAACACGACCATTACCCCGTCGTAGTTGTGTACCCCCGCGAACGCGTCGGGATTCTCAGCCGACCATAGTCTGCCTTCCAAGTTCCAGTAGCGGGTGCCTTTCTTGAGGTCGCGCTCAACCAGCTCGGTCAGCCATTTGGCGGGCATGACTCTTGTTGCCGAGATCTCCCACCAGTGGGTGTTGATCGACATCGACGACCACTTGGTAATCTCAGCCCAAGTTACCGAGCGAAGCTGCGATTCACTGTTGGCACTAACGATCACGGTGGATCCGATTCGTGTGGTCATCATCCATAGCACTAACCAACTAACCAAGGCCGACTTGCCAATACCACGGCCTGACGCAATCGCTAGCCTTAATACGTCAAAGTCTACCTTGCCGTTGTTGCGCTTGATGTGATCTGCCAAGTCTTGCAATACCTGGCGCTGCCACTTGCGTGGGCCAGTGAAATATTCCAATGGCGTACCTGCTTGCCCCCACGGGAACGCAAACATCACAAACGCTAGGGGGTTGTCTTTGATGCTTGGCGTCCAAAGCCGCGCCATGAGTTCTTGTTCATCTTGCGCAGAATAGCGGGTAGTTTGCATTAGGCTGCTTTTAGCTTTTCTTTGGTTGGTAGTTCTTTGAAGTCTACAGTTTGGGCGGGTTGGCTTTCCAGAGCTTGGACAACTCTTGATTGCGCTGATTCAAGCGCTGCCGTGATAGATATTCGTTGTTCAACGTCGATTGAAAGTTGTTGCTTGGCAACCCATCCGTGCTGGTGCTGGAGGACTGCGAGGGCGGCTTTGACGTCACCTTCTTTTGCAGCAAGGTGCAAGACTTCAGACATTTCACGCTCTCCATCTGCTCTCCCTTTGAGTTCGGCGTATTCGGCGATTGGATCAAACAAGATCAATTGCCGGTATTCGGTCGGGGTCATTCCGGCGGCTAGCGCCAACGAGTCGCCCTTAAGCCCGAGCTTGGCGGCTTTCATTATGGCTTCTAGCCTGCTTTCGGTGGCTTCGAGCTTGCGAGGTTCGTAGTGGAAGCTAGTAAACATGATTCGGATGTTATCACTTTTTAAATAAAAAATAAAAATTGTTCGTGGAACCTACACTGACACACACCCCTAGCTCCAGGCCCTACCCCCCCATGCTTTAAGGCTAAGGGTTTACTTTAGTAGCTCACGCTATGAGCTTGTGGCCGGCGGGCGCGTAGCTTGTGGACATTGTGGATATATCCACAAGTATTGGGCGCGAAACACCAGGGCGTTTTACACATGGCCGGCGGGCGCGTAGCTTGTGGACAATATGGACATGGTGTTTTTAAATTGTCCAAATTGTCCACAAATATTCTGGTTTGAACTGGCGGCGCGGGCGCGATAGCTGCACAACGTGGACAATATGGACATTGTGGACACCCCCTGTTTAGTCGCTGGCTTATAACATTGCGCGGCGGTAACCATATAAATATACAAATCCATAGAATAGGTTAATTAGAATTGTCCACAATATCCACAACCAAGCTGGCTTTGGCTCTCATAGCATATTGGCATTGTCCACAACACTATCCACAACCAGCCCACAACCGCCGCCAAATTGTCCACAAAATTATTTTTATCTTTTTTGCATTTATCGCTTGCATTGTGTAAAAGAATCGTTTACAGTTCTAAATAACGGCAGCCCATCGCCGTTTTAATCCACTAAACTACACGAAAGGCAACACCAAAATGACTCAAAACCAATTTATATACCTATGCAACGAAAGCAATATAGAGCCCGCGTTAGCTCTCGAAAATGACAACATCGTGGCCGCGATCAAGGCTGGCGACGTTGAGCTGGTTCAGTTTTTATTAGATAACGAGTTCTAAACAATTCACTAAAGTAAGGTAAAAACATCATGCAAAATCAATTTCACGTATCACAATCAACCCTCGACGCCATGCTTTTATTAGCTGGTAAAAAGGATATTCGCTACTATTTAAACGGTTTAAACATCGAATGGAATAGCGAACTAACCCGCGTAATCGCTTGCGACGGCCACAAACTAGGTATTTTTCAGGCCGCCGCGCCCGACAATCGCGGCGCGGGTTCGATCACAATACCCCGCGACGCCATCGAATTATTACCAAAAAAAGCGGGTATTTTAACTTTTACGCAAGTAAGCGAAACCCATTGGATGATTGATTGCGGCAACGGCGCATTTAAGTTTGCGCCATGCGAATCTAAGTACCCCGATTTTCGCCGCGTAGTTCACCCAATACAAACCGCCGGCACAAGCGGCCTGGCTGCTGGTTTTAATCTCGAATACTTAAACCAGTTCGAAAAATGCGGCAACTTGTTGGCTGGTTCTAAGTTACGCGTAGGCAACCGCTTACACCTGCACCATAACGGCGATGGCGCGGCCTTAGTGTTGCTGAATTGCGTTGATGGGTTCGCGGGCGTGGTAATGCCAATGCGTGATTCTGTTGGCAGCTCTGGCGCGTTATTCCCTGCCGAACTGGTTAGCGATCTAGCAGGGCAACCAGCAGCCGCCGAACCCGTAGCAGCCTAATTTGTAGTGGATCGCGCCGCCGCCCCGCGTATTGGGCGGCACTTAATAAACTAAACGAAAGTAAACCAAAATGAAAACAACTGTAAACCTATACGATTTTCGCCGCGAATTCGCACAATGCCGGCCTGATAATTTTTCTTATGAGGGTTTAGCTCTGTTATTTGACTATATCGAAGATCTTGAGCGCGATAGTGGCGAAGACTATGAACTTGATGTAATCGGCCTATGCTGTGAATGGTGCGAGGATACGCCGGAAAATATCGCAGCCAACTATTCGATAGATATAGAAGACGACGGCAACGCCCTAGCTAACGTGCTAGATCATTTAAACGATGAAACGATGGTGGCCGGTGCAACTGACGCCGGCACAATCGTTTACCTAGCATATTAAGGGGCAAACCATGAACCAACCAACGAAATGGGACATTTTGGGCGCGTGTATTTTTGGCGCGATCCTTGGCGCATATATTATTTTTAACTTTTAAGGGGCAAACTATGGAATTGTACTTAGTGAAAAGTAGCGGCCAAGATGAATGGGGCGCGGAATATTGGGAAAATTTGGCCATTTACGACAATTTAAAAGCCGCCCGCCAATTTGCCGCTAAAGTTAAAAAGATGATCCGCGCCGAGGGTACTCAGGCCACAGAATCAGTTGAAATTGAAAACTTTACTTTACGAAAAGAGGCATGAAAATGATTCAATATTATATCAACGGGCGCCCGGTACCCCGGGCAATCGCCCGCCATCACCTAGCACAAGCTCGCCCGCATATTGATCTTAAAACCATCAATTCTATGCTTACATGGGCTAAAACTGACAGTAAAGCCGCCGCGCATTGCGCCGAATTTGGCGTTTCTATGGCAAAAATCTAAAAGGGAAAAAATGAACACTTATAAATTTACTTATGTTGCAAAGCAATATTTTGACGTAGATATTGAAGCGGCCAATTTAGACGACGCGCGCGACCAGTTTGAGAACCTATTGGCCGACGACAAACTAGATTGGCAAAACCCCGACTATCTTGATTCTGATAGTTACTACGAGGAGATCACAGAATGAACCCGTTACCACTTACCCGCACCCATGAACAATCGTGGATTGAAACTATATGGCAAGCCGTCGATCTTGACGCGCTAGGCGACGAACAACGCGACGATTTTTGCACCGCTATGGCGTGGATCTGTGAAGAATTGAACAACGCTGGCTGCACCATTGACGATCAATATTAAGGGGCGATTATGACTAGATACCAACTCCAACACGCCATTTTTAAGATGACTATGCAGCTATACCCTAATTATCAGCATGACGCTGTTTATAAGCACCTGCAAAACCTTTGGAAACGCGACACTAAAACCATCGAAAAATACTATAAAACCATGAAAGCGATAACAGAATGAACACTTACCAAGTTTTTAGCGTAAATAATACGCTTATCAGCGCCCACGATAGCCCAAGCGCAGCCATTAAACACGCGCTGATCTATCAGCACGTCACCGGCCAACCCGCCCACGTTGAACAAGTACCAGACGCGGCGTACCAGGCCGCCGACGATCTAGCCGATTGGCAAGCGCAAAGGGGCGAACAATGATTATTGCAATATGCGCCGCGTTACTGGTGGCCTTACTAGCCCTTATCTTTAAACTATAAACCCCGCCACGACGCTAAAAAGCCCCTCTACGGGGCTTTTTTATTATTTGACTAACACCATTTTGGGCGGCGGGTTCTCCTCTACCATGCGGCGCAAATCCGATTTACCATAATCGGCCAAATCAGGGGCGCAAAATATATGTTTCTTAGTATCAAA